GCCGCATCTGCGTCAAATGTTAGACGACTATTTGAGCTTGCGCGAAGCTTGCAAAGCAGTCTCCGAATAACTTTCGCCCCGTGTTGCTATGGCCGCATGGGGCTTTTTCTTGCCTTTCGGCCTTGTCAAGTGTATAATTCACGGTGGTAATCAATTCATTCCATGGGGGAAATCATGGCCGACACTAGCGCCCCGGCGCCCGCGCCTTCTGACGAAGTGGCGCTGACTGCCTTTCCAATCGTGACAGACATTCTGCACAATGTTCTTATCGGTGGTTGCAGCGTTGGCGCTGCATTCGGCTTTTGGAACGGCTCAACCGCGCTTGGCTTTACCGGCCTAATACTGACGGTTGCGGCAAATGTTCTCTCTAATATTCACGTCCATAAAAACAGCGGTGTTGGCAAGGTCATTTCCGCTGTACAGACTTCGCAGGGTTAAATATGGCAAAGTTCCGGTTGCCCACGAACTCGCAACGCGTGACTGTCGTAGGCAGAACCGGAAGCGGTAAAACGTGGTTTGGCGCTTGGCTCATAGAAAAAGCGCCGTTTGAAGGTCAACCATATGTAATTGTTGACTATAAAGGCGACGCTTTATTACAGTCCATCGAAGGAATACGCGAGATAGGATTGAACGAAGCGCCGCCAACTAAACCGGGACTATACACGGTCAAACCTCTTTTGCATGAAGAAAATGCAATGGAAGAATGGTTGTGGAAGGTTTGGCAGAAAGAAGGCGTTGGCCTATACTTTGACGAAGCATTCATGTTGCCAAATAGCGGTTACTCGCGACGCGGAGCTTTACAAGCTATCCTTACACAAGGGCGCAGCAAGCGCATTCCAGTAATAAGCCTAGTACAGCGGCCAAGTCAGATATCACTGTTTGTTTTCAGCGAGGCAGATTACTATGCTGTTTTCTATCTCAACAGGCGACAGGATAGAAAAACAATGAATGATTTGGGAGACGGGCTAAGCGCCAACGATATGCCGAAGTTTTGGTGTCGATGGTATGATGTTGGTGAAAATGAACTGTTCAAGTTGAAGCCTGTCCCACATGGCGACGATATAGCGGAAGCAATCGCAGCTAGGTTGGAGGTTAAGAAAACTTGGATATGAAAAAGTTGTTCAAGAGTTGGGCGCATTTCTGGCTGATTGGTACAATCGTCACGTTCGGAATTGCGTGGTTACTGTGGCGCAGAGGATATCCGCTTGAAGGTGCGGCGGTTGTGATGCTAAGCCCCTTTCCTTGGCCGGGGCCAGAAGCTTAAGAGGTGAAAACTTGGAACGCGTTTATATCGAATGGAACATAGTAAATTGGGTCACTATTGTTTTGATGGCGGCAATCGGCCTTGCTTTAGTTGGGCTTGTTTCCAGCTCAATTCAGGGTGCAAACAAAAGGGCTGAGTAAATGGATTACTTGCCACTTAATACAGCGTTAATGTCGCACCCTGCGAATTGGGTCATAGTAACGCTTATGGTTTTGCTTGCTGGAATTGCAGTTGGTCTTATTTTCCACCCTAAACATGACCCTAACGCAGAAGAAGGAAAGAAGTAAATGGCTTTACAGAACCAGCCGGGACAGGCGCAGCCTTCTCCGCAGCAGGCTAACATGATGTCGCGGAATGCTATTCTTGCCAGCGCTAAGGATATGTGGTTGCCTATTTACACGCAGTTGCCAGCAGGCACTATTGCGGGGCAGGTAATCAACGTTCCCGTGCGCAACGTTGGGCTTATCAAGCGCTTTCTTGTGAAGATTACCGGAACATTTGTGCAGGCGGCAGCGGAAACCTACACGCTTAGCAAAATCGGCCTTGCTAACGTTCTGAGCAATGTGCAGTTCACAGATTTGAACAACCAACAGCGCATAAATACTAGCGGGTGGCACCTGCATTACGTAGCATCCGCGCGCAGACAAGCGGCGTTTGGCGCGGCGTTCACAAATGACCAGTCAACCGGGATTGCGTCAAACTATCCCATCATGAAAGTTACTTCTCCTCTGAGTACAGTTCAGACGTTCACTATGTATTACGAAATTCCTATCTCGTATGGTGACTACGATTTGCGCGGTGCTATTTACGCTAACGTCGTAAACGCGACCATGAACTTGCAGCTTACTTTCAACCCGTCTTTCCAGGTTGCCACAGGCACCGACGCAACGCTGGCGGTTTGGCAGTCGTCCGCAACTGCGGTTGGCACGCTCGCAATAACTGACTTCAAGGTGTATCAGAATTTCCTTGACCAGTTGCCGACAACGCAGAACGGTCCAATTCTTCCCATGCTCGACTTGGCGCACGCTTATATGCTCCAGAATACCGCGCTAGGTGGACTTGTCGCCAATCAAGACAACAGCATACCGTTCGCTAACTTCCGTCAGTTCCTTAGCACCTTCGTTATTTACGACAACGTTGGTTTGAACCTTGGAACGGATATTGGTTATCTTGCACTCCAGACTGCGAATTACACCAATATCTTTAAGCTCGATCCGTACACCGCGAAGGTGATTTACGAACGCGAGATTATAAACGATGACTTCCCCGCGGGCGTCCACTATTTTGATACGCGACGGCAGCCGATTATTACAACGCAGCAAGGCAACACCCAGCTTATTGTCAACCCGCTGACGGTTACTAGCGCGGCGTCACAGTTCCTTGTGGGCTTTGAAATGCTCGCTCTTATCAATCAGGTTACACAGGCTGGTTCTTTGCCGGCTGCGTAAACCTTACTTAACTCCGCTGCATAATCCAGTGCAGCGGAGAAGGGGGAAAGAAATGGAACTGTTCAAGACTTGGATAAAAGAACCGTTTAAGACTGATATGGACGCTCAACATTGGTTTGCTTTTGTTGGGTTGCTTATCATGATCATGTTTTTGTGGCGGTTCATCTTGTCACACCTTCGCGGCGCAATTGCTTAAGGAAGAATAAAATGCATATCTCTATTTGGTTCCTTATGGTTGTCCTTGTGGCTTACATTGTTGGCGCTCGTATGCCCGGCTTGGCGCAGAAAATCGGAGCTGCATGATGGCGCAAAGCAATGTGATTGCCGGTTATTTGCTGTTTGCGTTTATCTTGTTCATTACGTTGCGCAAGGAACTTGGCATTTACATTGGCTTCCTTGTGGGATAGGGGGATAACATGCCGTTAGCGTTTTTGTTTGTTGGCGTGTTACTCGTTTTGACTGCCATCAAAGATACTTACGTGCAACTTGGCACGCAACTACAGAAGGATTTCACAGGCGCGGGGAACTTCTTTGTTTGGGCGTTCGCGATAATGTTGATAGGCGCATTAGGGTATGTTGAAAAGCTTCGCGGCTTTTCGCATGCCTTTCTTGCATTGTTGCTTTTGGCGATGTTCTTAAGCAACTCCAAAAAGGGCGATATTATAACGAGCATGCAACAAGGGTTGATGAACCCGGTTGCACCTGAAAAGCCAAGTGAAGCTCCGCCAGCGTCAACAGCCACAACGACAACTGGCGCGGCAACTGGCGGAAGTGATCTAACAAAGCCTATGGCCGCGCTTACATCCGGAGATATCTCTAAAGCATTCGGACAGTATACAAGCCCAAGTGGCGCGGCCGCAAGTATGGGTGGTTTGTTCGGAAGCGGAAGCGGCGGCGGTGATATCATGGGTGGAATAATGGGTGGAATAATGGGTGGATTTGGCGGCGGCGCAAGCGGTTCCCCTAATCCAATGGACTTGCTAGGCGGTAGCACAACGCCAAGCGCAAACGGTAACGACTGGACAAAGGGCGTTGGCCTTGCGGCTAAAATGTTATTCATGTTTCTATGAGGTAAGAAATGGACAAACTAACAGAAAGCGTTGTGACGATTGGGACCGCTATTATTGGCGTTGCTATTCTGTCAGTGCTTGTTTCGCGGCAAAGCAACACCGCCGGAGTTATGACTGCGGCGGGTAAAGCGTTTAGTATGTCGCTTGGCGCGGCAACTGCGCCCGTTACTGGCGGCGGCGGATTTGGCGGCGGATTTGCGGCTAGCCCGTATGGTGGAATGTACGGCAACTAAGTTAAAGGGGCCTTAAATGTTTAACCAAGATTTGAAGCCGCATTTAAGCCCCGAAGCTTTGGGGTTTAAAACGGCGTTTGTTGAGCCTTTCAGTATTCAGTATGAGCGTAAACAAATGCCTGACTTCGGGGCGCTTGAATACGCGTACACTGGACTTGCAGAACCGTTTTATCCCGCGCTTGGAACTGGTATTCCTTTTCGGCGCATGCCTGTAGAACCTTATCAACCGCCGCAAGCTTACGTGTTGCAAGGTGTAACGCAGGTTGGATTGTGGCTTGAAGCCGGGGCAATGTACAATCAACCCCTAACGGATGAAAACGGTTTGCCTATTGAGTATGTGCCAGCTGGCGGAATACCTGACGCAGTAAGCAGAAATGTTCCTGCACAGTTGCCTACAGACAAATCGTACTTGGCAAACACACCTTTCCCCGACACTCGTATCAATTGGGGGCAATAAAACATGTGGATTACAGAACACCCATATATGAGCGCTGGCGTTGTTGCAACTGTTGGCGTT